GCAGCCTTCGCCTCCTTCATGGCCGAAGTCGTCTGTCCTGATGCGGAGGTGGCCTCTTTGTGCGCCGTATCAAGTTCCTTGAGCGCAGCCTTGTAGGATCCCAGCTCCCTGATCGCGGCTTCCGCTTCGGCGGTGATCAGCAGTTTCAATTCGTCGGTGATGATGGTTGCCATGGTATCCTCCATTCACAGTCTACAAAGAAAGAGGCCCGCCAAACCCAATGGGTTTGTGGACCTCCTTGCTCATTGCCGTCTTTTTGCCGCGATCGCGGCTTCCTTCTCTTCCTCGAACGCCCTGATCAACATGATGTACTCGTACGTTTCGGCTACCGGACCGCCTCCGTGGGGAAGACCGAACCTCCCGTATTCCTTCCAGATGTCTATCGCTTCGTACAGGTCATCGGTAAGATACTCCTTAAGGTCTCCCCGCCTGATCAGCACATTGCCGATCTGCAGCTTCTGGGAATCGTAGAAGGATGGCTTCTGCTCCGCGTATCCCTCTAGGATGGAGCGGAAGCCGATCCGGAGTTTTTTAGAAGTTCGTCCTCGAAGTCCTTGGACATGATCTCTTTCAAAGCTTCATTCGCAAGCTCCACAAGAAACTTGCTCGGAGTGCGCACCAGATCGGATCCGGTGGTGATTTGCCTCACCGTGCTCTTGCCCTTCTCATCGACGGACTCGATCTCGATTCCGGACAATCGCACATCCTGTTGATCGAAGATCTTCTCCACATCGAACTGCACATCGATCGTACCGTCTCCATCGCCTGTACCCGGCTTGACGTTAGTCTTGCTCAACAGCCTTCTTTCGATGGCGTTTGGTTGCCGGTAGGTCATCTTCGCCTGCTCCATCGGAGGCAGGTCCCGGTTCCCGTTCAGCTTGAACACGTATTCCCTTTTCGGTTGCAGGATTATCTTCATCGTCTATCGCACCCTCCTCGGTGCCGGTTCCCAATGGTGCCACCACCCGTGCGGTGGCCTCCACCAGCTTGCCGCCAGATCGCACTCCGACCTGGCAGTACATATTCTCCACACGCTGGCCATCGACATAGAAGTCGACCAGCGCGGGATTGTCAGGATTCTGTTTCGCAAATATCCGCTTCACCAGACACCTCCTCATGCGGCGGCGATGGTCCGCTCATACTGCTGCTTCCATTGCACCGTATAACCGAAGTTGAACGGTACGTTGCCATTGAGCGGCAAACCCGCATCGTCCACGCCCTGGATCCACAGTTCCCTGAAGAGCCAGATCTCCACTTCCCCTGCCACCGTCGATTCGCGGTAGCAAAGGGCGGTCAGGAAGCTGGTGTGCTTGACCGGCACCTTCGTCTTCTTCGTCCCGTCGTCCACGATCCTCTCGGTGAAATGCGAATCGATATCCCTCTGGATGGTCGATCCGATCGCATACATGCCGCTGATCGATCCGGATTCGGTCTGCAATGGACCCAATCCGTAGGCACGTTTACCCGATCTCACATCACCCTGGGTCGTCTTGTCCTGCAGATCCCGGCTCATCGATCGGCCGCGGTCGGTCACCCATGAGGAGTCGTCCAGGTCGATGGTCAACGGGATGCATTCGTCCCCCTCGGCCAGCGGATTGGCCGCGACATCCTCCCACTCGGCTAGATGGATGATGTCTCCGACACCCAGAGCCTTGCCGTCCTCGATCGACGCATCCTTGAGCGCATCGAAAGAGCTCGCGGCCCCTACTTTCGAGATCCTTGCGAATCCTCCTGCGTAGGCGGCGGAAGTGCTGTCCAACGCCGTCCCCTGTTTCACGAAAGCGAACAATCCGTCCTGTCCGCTCGGTTTGATGATCTGTTCCATACCCACTCCTTGTCAGTCCATCCTGACTGAGATTGAAATGATGTGCGGCTCAACGTACGTGAAGCGAAACTGGTTCGCCTCCGTACCCTGATCCTCGTTGCGGACAAATTGCCCGCTCCCGGAATTCGTCCTCACCGGGTGATAATAGATCCTAGCATGCTTGCCCGAATCGAATTCAATGTCCTGATAGTTCCTCTGCACATCCTCGAACGCCTTCGACACGTTTGCGCTCAGCTCGATCACGCTCGAAAGGAACACCTCGGGCCCATCTCCACCAGCCAGTATCGTCGTCTGGAATTCCATCGACAATTCCCGTCCCCGCACGGTGGATCCCGTGAAGGTCAACCTGAGATTCGGCTGCGCCCGTTCCACCGGCTGCGGATCGAACAGCACCAGGGAGGCACCGGTCTTCTCCTTGATCGCACCCTTCGCCTTCTCAAGCAGATCGCTCACATTCAACATCATAGTAGTCCCAACTCCTCCCTGGCATATGAGGCGATCACCTTCCGATCCGTCTCGTCTATGGTAAGAAACGGACGGGCGGGGATGGTGACCTCCTTCTTCAGCACGTACAGCACGAAGACCTTTCCTCGCTTTCCGTTCTTCGCAAGCACCGCCCCCTTGGAGCCCTTTGCCTGCCACCAGATGCGGTATCCGCTCTTGCGCATGCCGTCGATCGTGCTCTTGATGCCCGGCCCGTACTTCCGTTGCAAGGTCCTTGTGCGTGCCGATGCGGGAATATACAGGTACGTCTTCTTTGCCCTCACCGTTCCGCCGAAATGGTTCAGCTTCGCTCCGATGTGGTTTGTACCGACGGCGACGGACGAATCGGATATCGTACGTGAGATGGACGAGACCAGTTGGCCCCTGTCCCGCAGCGTCTTCGAATTCTTCTTGACCGCAACGGTCAAGGGGGCGTTCGCAGGTTGGATGCCGCCGTTGATCTTCCTCACCGTGCTGGAGACCATATAGTCGCCGACCCTGCGGTAGAAACTCGCAGGTTTTAGTATCGTAACGTTCTTGTGCACCGTGTGCTTGATCTCAAGCCTCATCGCCATACCTGCCCAGATCGCCAAGGCTGCGCGGACGCGGTCCGGAAACCACGTGGCCCGCGGGCAGGGGTCTCGTCTCCGATCCTCCCTGGTATCCCGCCGAATCCACGGCATCCCCATACACCGCCCGCAGCAGTTCCATGGCATCTTCCTTCTTGTCTTGTGCAACGGCTTCGTTCTCGGCGTAGCTGTACAGCTCGTACAGCGTCCGCTTGATCACGATCTGCCGGTTCACTTCCGATTCCTCGTCGAAGTATCCGGAGGCGGCCGTCACCTTCGCCTTGGCCCAGATGACAGCCTTTTGAATCGCACGCTCGGCGACCGTATCGTCCTCGCCAGTCAGCAGATCGTAGTTGTATGCGGCGATTTCCTTCTTCAAGTCTGCTACGGTCACGCTCATGCGACTCCTCCTTCAATTCGTTTCCTGTCCCACCTACGCCTGGGCGGCTGTCTGCAAGGTCAGGAATTCGGCGATGATGTCGGCCTTCAGGCTCTCGCTCGTCGTGGTCATCTCGTACCCACGCTCGGTTGCGATCGCCAGGATGGTATCTTTGGTCAATGCGGTCAGTCCGGCCTCTGTCCATGTCTTTTCAACATGGGTCACCAAGCCGGTATCGACATTGACATTGTCGGCCTCAACCCCAACGGCGTCTGCATTGATCGTGTAGGCGGTCGCGTTCACGATGTCTCCGTCGAATACGGTCGCCCAGCAGAAGGCCTTGGCCGCCACCAGGGGCATCGGCTTCGACTCGCCGATCACCTTGTATCCGGAGGGATCCTCGGTCTTTACCGTCTTGCTGAAGAACGGCATAGCCTCCAGATTCCCATCCACATCATCGACCGCGCAGTAGGTGATCTCGGGGATGTCGCTCGCGAACGCGACGATCTTCTCCGGATCGACCTCGTACTTGGTCACCTCGGCACCGCTCGCGTCGCGGTCCTTGTAGGTGATCGAGTCCTTGATGAGCTCGTACCCGGCGATATTGATCCGCCCCTTCTCCACCTTCCCGTCGGCCCGCTGGTCGTTGGGCATCGCGGCGATCTTGTTCGCCACCGCTTTGAAGGCCTTCTTGCCGACCAGGTACCGGATATCCCCAGAGAACCCCGCATCGGAGATCAACGTCTCCATGCTGTCCAGATCGTCGATGACGTCGGCGAGGGTGCACGCGTCGTCGTTCCACTTCTTCGCAGGAGCGAACGAGAGCGTGGTGCCGTCGCCGTACGCGACCTGGTACCGTTCGAAGGCGCCGTTGTCGTTGCGCATCATGTAGTCGATCTTTCCGGTCATCGCCTGGGCGCACAACGCATTCCGGGTCAGTTCGGCCGACCGCATGAGCTTGAGCACCAACCGGTCGATCTCCGCCGCAACCAGGTCGGCTCCCCCCTCCTGTGCCCCGTACAAGGCCTTGAGGTCGTTCAGCGTCGCTCCACTGATGAAGTCGCTGACCTTGACCGGCATCGGCTCGATCTCCGTCCTGGTCGAAGAGCTGCCATCCAGCTTCAAACTGGCGGAGCCGCGGGCGACAACCGCAACGTTGCCGACCTTGTCCAACATCTCGTCCACCCTGATGCGGCTGCGAGAGGTGGTCGTCCTGGTGGCAAACACCTCGTCGTATACGATCGAGCGAACCGGTGTCTTGCGTTCGATCAGCTTCGATACGAGCGCAAGGGTGAAATAGCTGTTCATGAACGTCTGAAAATCCATACGTTACTCCTTGTGGTGAAATCAACGATCCAAGATCGCTGTCAGAGCGGATAGACGCCAGCTGACACCAGCGAATCCACATCGGCCTGGACGACGTCCACCTCATCGGCGACGATCAGCTTGTTGCGCTTGCAGGTCCCGTGCTTGAGCACGTTGATCGCATCGTCTCCCGAAAGAGCGGTCGTATCCGCATATCCGAGGGCTACCCCGTATGCGGTTCCCGCCGTCTCATCCCCGTTCACATACGGGACCATCTTCCCATCCCCATCCTTCGCCAGGATCCGTCCGGGAGCCAAAATTCCGTTGCCGGTCGCTATGGGCAACCGCAGGACCACTGCCGGGTGCTGTCCGTCGAGAACCTCTTCGACGGTGATTGTCGCTGTCTTCGATGCATTCATATGCTTCTCCTTCGTTTATTGTCCGGATACCCGGTCAGAATTTCTGCGCAAGGTTGCCGCGGTCGATCTTCGGTGCCTGAGTCCCCGCATCGGAGAATTCCTGCATCCGTCCCGGCTTGGGAGGGGCCGCGCTCGACATGCTCTCGATCAGCTTGATGAACGAATCCACCAGGGACACGCCTTCCCCCTCGTCTGAGAAGTCGAAGTCGTGGCTATCCACCAGCGCATCGGCGAACTGGGTCAGCTCATCCTGCTTCCCAGCTGGCCACCGGCCTCCGATGCTCGCCTTCACCTTCGTTCTGGCGCTCTCCTTCAGGATACCCTTCATCCGCTGGTCCTGACGCTTGATCGTATCGGAGAATTCAGTCTCCGCCGCTGCCGTCTTGTCCTTCGCCGGAACCTGTTCCGGTACCGGTGTGATGGGTTTCTTCGTCTCTTGGCCCATATCGTCTCCTTCTTTCGCCTCCGGAAAGTCGGCGAAACTATAGAATGCCTGGTCTGCAAACGCAGCCTCCTTGGCATCGATCGCATTGTCCGGCCTCACGGTCGCGATGATCTTCAGGTCCCGGATCGCCGGTGGCACGGCTCCCAGCAGCGCCAAGTGATGCAGATACCGCTTCCCGTCGGTTTCCCGCTCGGGGATCGACACCGACCATGACGGATAGAATCCGTCGTCCACGGCCTTCGCCACCACCGGGTGCAGACTCACATCTCCCACAAGCTTCCCGTCGGTCCCGTTGGGATCCTTGATCAGCTCGAGGGCCTCCACGTTTCCCCAGGACGGCCACCAGTCCTGCCTGGTCATCTGGTGTCCAAGCGATACCGGGCCCTTGCCGTCGAACGTATCCACCACGTCCTGCAGATTCTGCAGCGTGATCGACGATCCGTTCGCACCGAATGTCCCGGTCCTTGCCAACTCCATCCTCCTGAGGATCACATCCTTGTCATACATAGGCGATACCTCCCTCACCTTCTAGTGCGGCGTCTTGCCACCGCCCGTTCCTTTGCGTCCATCCGGGTCAGTTTCCAGTGTAGACCGTCGGATGAACACCGATTCAAACACCTTGTGGACCGCCAGTATGCCCGATGTCCACACAGAGCCGTTTATAAACGTTGATAAACGGGGGTCACCGGAAATACCCGGTAAACGGACGTTCATCCCAGTCCGATCGATCCTGGGCGATCCTCTGGCTTTCCACGATCAGGCGATCGTGCCATCGAAATCCTCGATCTCCTTGGCCAATCCATACTCCTCGATCCGTTGCAACTGCGAGTCGCTGGGTGCCGACAATCTCGGCGCCTGTGTCGGGCGCTTTCCGAATCCGGCCATGGGCTTCTCTATCCCGTCGGGGACATTCTTCAAAACCCGGATGCCCGCGATATCGATCTCCGCCTGGTAGATCGCCCGTACCGTCGACCGGCACTGGTAGTGCAGCGGTGGCCAGTTGTCGTTCCACCACGGATGGTCGTAGGGAAGTATCAATCCGCTTCGGGATGCGCAGATCTCCGTCTGCCGCACATCCTCTATGCCGATGAACTCCAACGCCGCCGGTGGGTTGGCCTCCAACTGGAAGGATCTTCCGGCGTTGTAGTCGCTTTGGATGTTCGTGCGGTACACGTTCTCGTAGTATCCCGGAAGACCGGCGGCATCCACATCCGCCTTGACCGCCTCCAAGAAACCGTTGAGGCTCGAGGTATCCCCCTCCAGTTGCTCCAGGTAGAGTTTCCTCACCTTCTCGATCATGTCCACCTGGGCCAGCCGGGCCACGGTGAACGCCTGGCGCTTCAGCTCGTCCGACAGCGCCTGGTATTCTGCCTTGGTGATGGAGATGCGTCCCTGCGCGGATTCGATCGCCTCCTCGAAAGGCATCGTCTCGTCGAGCATCGCAGCATCGATGTCGGCGAACTCGGTCTGCATGCCCGTATGCAGCATGCCCAGCACCGCCCCCTTCACCAGCAGGATGTAGGTCGACTTCACCAGGTCGGCATTCACCTCAGGCTTCCACCGAGTTGGGCTTGGCTCCTGTGCAAGCAGGTCGGGATCCTTTCGTAAACGGGCGATAAACGACTCGATGTCCCGCCCGAGAGCATCCGCGACCCCTTGGTACGAGTTCTCTTCCAGCTTGATCACCTGGGAGACCTTGCGCACCTCATCGGCCATCACAGGATCACCATCATCCTTCGGGCTTTTTTTTTACCAGAGTCGGCGAAGTCCGCAGGGACCTTCGGCTTTGGGTTCCTGCCCGCTGATCCCATCATTTCCTCGGCCTGCTCACCCGAGAGGTTGAACAGGATCTTCAGCTGTGCCACCCCGCTGTCGCGGGGAAGTTCCCCAGCCTCCACTGACATGACGATCGCGGTCGCCGCCTGCACCTGGGCTCCGTTGAGCGTAACCCCTGCCCCGGTTTCGGCAACAGCGGCACCGCCTTCAGGAGTGATCGCAGGCTTCTGTGGTTGCACGGGAGGCTCTGTAGCCTTTGGCCTTGGGGGATTGTCGTCGCCACCGGCAAGACCTTGCAAGGATCCCGCGGCCGGTCTGACGAACTCGTCCTGCTTGCCGGTCGGCTTCGGCAGCGCATAGCGGGTATACAGTGCCGTCTCGGATATCGGGATGCCGTGGTCGATCGCACTCATCACGTTGGTAAACGGCGCATAGTCTCCGGTGTCGTATTGGATTTCAGGTGTCGGTGCCCCGCTACCGAAGTTCACTTCGATGGCCATGTCGATCAACGCCTGCATCGTATAGGCCAGTGCCCGCGCATCGTTCTCATAGACTTGGCTCTTGGTGCGCTCCTGCACCGTCCCCAGAGCCTGTGTCCCCGTATCGCTCACACTGTTGGCCAGGGCCTGGCCGGTCATGCCGTAGCTGATCTGCAGATCGCAAGCCGCGATGAGCGAATCGAAGTCGCTCACCTTCCCGCCCATGTCGACCTGCTTGATCTCCTTGACGTTCGCCATCGCTCCGGAGGATCCGCTGTTTATCTCGCTGAGTAGGTCGGCGAGCTTGATCGAGGTCTCCTCGGCCTTCGCCGGATCGGTCTGCTCGAACAGCGCCAACAGGGTCGGCACCGCGAACCGTTCGGTGGCGGTCAACCAGAATTGCCAGCCCATGCGCTTGAACTGCCATGGCCAGTAGACCGCTTCCATGTATGGAACCCCGTAGGGATTGTTCAGCCGGTCCCCTTCGATGCGGTGCACGATCCATTTGTACGGCTCGTCGCAGAGGTGCATGCCCGCCTTGGTGTAGTACATCTCCCCGCTCTCCGGCTTGAACCGGTAGCTGTCGATGTCGTGTCCGATGATGCTGTCGATATGCAGCCATTGGCCGTCCTGGTCCCATATGATCTCGCCAGGGCGGAACCCGTACTTGAGCGCGTCGGTGAGCAGATAGTTCGACCACTTGCGCAATCTCTTCTCAGTGAGATACCGCTTCACATAAGCATCGACCTTCTTGTCCCCGGTCTCGGAGACAGACAGCGGCAGATTCTGCGTAGCGTTGCGCCGATCGTAGAAGAGCCCGACCACGCGCGAGTCCTTGAGCATGTCGTCGAATGTCTTCAGCCCGCGGAGGCTCGAGCGGATCACCGTCGAGGGGTTGGGCATGTACTGGAAGACCAGGCTGTCCTTGATGATCCGTATCGTCATGTTTCGTTTGGTGTCAGAGTCCATGTGTGTATCTCCCCAATAGGCCCGGCAGTGCCGACGGCCTCTTTCTTCCTGCCCTTCCGGTCGCCTTGCCACGATCGCGGTTGAATGCGCTCCATGCAAGGTAGATCGCATCGACCACCCCGTCGTTCAAACCCCTCTCGGGGAAATGGGTCAACCGGTAGATCGCGGTGCTGTCCTCCAAAGTGCCCTCGTAGGTGATGGTCCCGTTCTCCGAATATGTGCCGATCGTCCTGGCCCGCTCCGGCTTGCTCCCCTTCGCGGGAGCACCGATGAACGGTATGGGCAAGCCCTGGGACAACAGGATCTCCTGCATCAGCTTCTGGTATACCTTCTGGAACGCCACCTCCTCGAAGGCGTACATGGCGGGCTCATAGGAGCGCCACCAGTTCACGATGATATCGGCCAAGTCGGTGATGCTGCCGAAATCCTTCAACCATACCTTGAAGATGTGGTAGCTTCCCCGCAACTTGTGCCTGCCCATGAGGCAGCAGGCCACGTCGTCGCTGCCCTCGGCGTTCGGGTCGATGCCGACCGCCATCTCGTAGTCGTTTGTATTCTCATGGCCTTTGGGCCTGAACTGCAGCCACTCGAGGTGGATCAGCTTGGTTCCGTCTGCAGCAAGGATGCTTTGGTACTCGGTGAGGTACCGGGTGGTGCCGATCTCCTGGCGCTTCGCCTGGCATGCCCATATCGGCCAATACTCCGGCCAGAGTGCACGGTGGCCGTCCTCGATCTCGGCCGACAACCTGACGCCGAACCAACCTGGCAACTCGCGCTTCTGTATGCGCGAGAGCACCCTGCTCTGTGGATCAGCCTCGTTGAATATGGTGTTGAGCATGAAGATCACCGCATCCTTGGACAGGTTCGTCACCGCGCTGAACAGCCAATCGTAGAGGCCCTTCAAGGCATCGCTGCTCTTGGCATCCTGGTCGGTGATAAGGTCGTCGCAGATGATGAGGTCAGGTCGCTTCTCCCTCTTGATGAGACCGCGGACCGATGCTCCCCGTCCGAGCGATACCAATGCCGCGCCATTCTTGAATGTGTACATCCCGGTCTTCCAGACCGTGCCCTTCAGGTTTCCGAAGTCGTTGATGATCCGCTGGTTGTCCAGGAACTCGATGGCCGTATCGGCGATGAACGAGTCGGCCAGATCCCCGTTCGAACGGAACACGGGGATAAACCTAAAGTATCCATAGATGATTCCCCAGATAACCAGGATACGCCCGAAGTAGGTACTCTTCGCCTGTTCCCTGGGAGCGCACAGCACCAATGCCCGCAGGCGGTCGCATGGCTGGGGAAGTGTGGTGAACTCCTTGCGGTGCATCGATGCAAGCTCGGTCGCCACGGCTGGGCTCACGGACCAATAGGGCCGCCCTGAGTGCGGATCGGTCTTCGTGTCCTCGAATATCCTGGACAGGCTGCGGTGCCAAGGCGCCGGGTCGTACTTAATATAATGGGGGAAATAATACTTGGCGAATGCGACGATGTCGGTCCTGAAGCGCCCATAGCGCTCCTTCGCGGCCTTGCTGTCGGTCGCGAGCTGGGCTGCCCGCTTGGGGTCCATGTCCAATACCTTGAACAGGATCTCATAGTCATGGGCGGTATGCTCAGACATTCGGAGCCTCCAGGTTGTTGACGATCGCAAACAGCTGCTCGTAGAGCTGCGGGTTCCCTTCCAGGGCCACCTGCAGATCCTTGAGCACGCCTTCCTTCACCTTCTCGAACAGAGCCTCGTAATCCATGCGCATCTTCACGATCTGCGTCTTGGCGCGGGTCATGTCCTTTACGAACTTGGCAAGTTCCGGAAGATCCTTGAAGTTCACCGACTCGATGTTCTTGGTATA